AAACCTACAACAATATTTTAATTTATATTAACAACATTCATTAATTTTGTCGGAATAACTACCAAACCTGTTAAATTTTTTATTAGTAAACAATTCTCAAATTCATTCCAATTGGGTATAAATCCTTTATCAACTTTACCCGTTTCTCTAACACTTAATTCATTTATAGCATTTATACTGAATAGAGTATTTGTTTCTTTATTTCTATTGATTCTTACTATATTATCCTTTTTGAAATTATATTCTATTTTTGTATTAAATGTAATCCAAACTTTATTATCTTCCTCATCAAATCTATTACAAAAAACTAATATTTTTCCTTCAGGAATATATATTTCTCTTATGGTTTGTAACTCTGATAACCAATTTTCTTTATCAGTTATAGACATTAATAAAACTTTTTTCATGTCTATATAACAAAGTTACTAATATTTTTATTCCATTATCTGAAAGTTATTAGCATTAGATATATCTCTTTCATCCAACTCTTTAAATAGTTGTGTAAGATATTCGTCTAAACCTACATCAAATAAGTCTAAATCAAACCAATCTTCTAATACTTCTTCTTTCATAACAATATATATGTAAATCTGTATATATAATAACAATTTACACTTATTTTTTTGCTTTACTGCTAAGCTGCTTATAGTGTCTTTATTTGAATCAGATCCACCTATCCTATCAGTCCCATAATACTCATTTGTCAATACTACCAATGTAGTGTAAAACAAATAGATGGGTGATAGGATAAATGTAAACTCTTCTCTACTTGAAACGAGTCCCCTACCATAGAATATTATCGGCCAGTTCCCTCATCGGTATCACTCCGGTAGTATTTCAACTACGACTTCTACTGTCTATCAATCTCCTTAATAGTTTCCGGATTCAGATAATTGGTGAGATTATCTTAATTGAAGTGTTACAAATATAAGAAAAATATTTGTAATATCAAAATGTTTATGATTATAGTTTAAGATTTAAGTTTGCCTGTTTTATATAAATATAAGGATTAAACTCCAAACATTGTCTTACTTTAAAAAAGAGTGAGAAGTCTTAAAACTCACTCTGAATTGGAATTAATCTAAATAGATGTATCATAAAGATGGCACTAAAATGATACGAGACTTTTTATTTATACACTTAATTATGTTTTAACATTAACAATGTAAATATACGGAATAATTTTCAGTTTTCCAAACTTTTTTATTCTTTTATATCTAACATAGGAAATAAAAAATGTAGTTAAGTTTTTACAACTTTTTTTATTTTTTTTTTGCATAAAAAAAGCTCCATTTTAAGAGGAGCTTTAGTAAGATATATATAAACACCCTATCGGGTAGGAGAAAGTTCAATGGTCGTAAGATTTGGTGGGTTAGATTTAATTCTAACATTAGCCCAAACTATATCAACGGCCTTGACCTCTATATCGTTTTGGTTTTTGTTCTTTTGGGCCATAACTTTTCTTCGCTTTTCCCACGCCTCTTTTACCAAACGATATCTTTTGTGTGCTTCCACTTTTACTACTTTTTGCCATTATAATCCTACTCTTTTATTTTGTTGTTGTAAAAAAGCAACTTCCGTTTGTAGTTTAGCTACTTCTTTAGTTAATTCCAACACAATATTTCTTAATTCATCTTTTTCCTTTGATGATTGTTCCAATAGTGCTTCTAATTTAGATATTCTATCCTTACAATCATGTCTGATAAATTCTTCATCTCTTTCCCTTCTATCTGCTCTCTTTTCATAGAACCTCCATGCGGCAGTTCCACCTAAAACAGTAATAGCGGTCATCAACACAGAATATATATTTTCCATCAATTAGTGTCCGTATTTTGATTTAATCATACCACAAACTTTATTTGCAGTATCTTCATCTCCATATTCATCCATCATTTTTGCAATACAATCTTCCCATGGAAATGATGCTTCACCTTTTGGTGCTAATTCAACACCTTCTTTTGCAAATTCAAATTCTATTTGTGCAGCTTTTAATCTTAAAGATGCAGCTTCAAATTGTTCTGCATTTCTTTGGAATGGTGATTTTGTCATATTTTCTTTTTTTAATAATGTATTTGAGTTCTGATATCTATCTGCACACATTGCTGTTGCAGTTCTTTGGTCGTATTCTCCACCTTCTTTATAAATTGTTGGAATACATCTCATCAAATATTTGTCTTGTGACTCTCCCTCTTTTGGTTCAGGTAATTCAGAAGTATCTTCTACTGCTAAATCTACTCCTCCCATATTTTCAGTATCCCATTTAGATTTACATACTGCATATCTTTGTGCTTGATCAGGGAATGAATCTTTTTCTTCACTCATACATCTTCCGATAAATTCTTGTTCGGTTTCTGATCCTGTTGGTTTTACTGGCATATTATTGAGGTTTATCTATTTTAACTACTGTTCCGTCTTCTTGTCTTACCAACTTAATTGTTGGAGTTTCGTAAATGATTTGTGACATATTATTTTATTTTATAGTATCTTCCTTTATAAGTAACTGACTCTATGTTTTCATAACTTAAAGTTCTCCAATTACCACTTCCAGGAGTTACTTGTAAGTTTAATTGATCTTGTAATTCTTTTGTTGCACTTCCACCTGCATTTCCACCAACATAAGCTGATGAATCCCACCACATTAGATGTTCAGATAAATGTGGAGGTTTACCACTTCCATCTGCACTACCTTCGGTGTACCATCTTATTCCCATCTTATTACTTCTACTTGATGTATAAAGTAATGATAAGAACTCATCTACTGAAATATATTTTGGTTCAGCAAACTGTTGTATTTTATTATGTATAGTATTACTATTCATCTTAATCTACAATTGGGCCTCCTGCTAACCACGCATCGCATGTTCTAGCTCCAGCACATTTAAAATCAAATGCTTCACAATAACCTACATCACCTGCTTGAATTGTATCCCATGCATCTTCAATGTTTTCACCTTCACCTAATGCATTGGCAATACAATCTAATACTCTTCTTGTTTGATTAAAAAATCCACAATTTGCACATAGTGCAGTTTTAGCTTCCTCAACTGATGTATTGAATTGGTCTGCTTTCGCTTGCCAATATTCATCGTTAGGTTCATTTGGATTTAAAGGCCCGTAATGAGCCGTATCAATCGCAATCTGTCTATTATGTAAATTGATTTTGATATCTTGAGTTGCAGGAGGGCATCCCTCTGATTGAAATTTCAATTTAGCTATAAACTTTTCGTTATACATCTTATTTCTTTAAAGTTAATAAGTAAATTGTTTGTGCAATCAATTGTGATATGTTATCAAATTGTTGTTGAATCCAACTTTCTGAATATAATTCTTTTCTAGTTGTTTCAACATATTGATATAAGTTCTGAAAGTATTTTATCGTTTCATCAGTTGATACCCAATCAGTTGGTTCTACTACTGAATAACCCGTAGGTCTTCCGTAGATACCAGCTACACTTTCAACTAAACCATCTAAATGTTCTACGATTTCATCATAGAAGAAATTAAGAGTTTTATGTTCTGAATAAACTTCAGTTTGGTTATGCCAAAATATAGCCTGTTGTTTAGCACTATTAAGGGTTGATAAATAATCTACAAATGCCATAATTTCTATTTTTTAATTTGGGAGAATATCTCACTCCATTTTTGTTTTTTCTTTTTTGGATTTACTATCAATGCAGGTGCTACAATCTCATCTGCTGCTTCACCTGGATAAGTTGATGATACTGATGGGTTTGCTTCAGCTTCTTCTAATAATCCTAATTCAGTTAAACGAGCTTTAGCCCATCTACCTGCACCTAATCCACCCCAACTATCCATCATAAGTTTTCCACAACCTTCTGAATAAGATGTTGATGTTTGTAAATCACCTTCATGTCTACTCACATAAGAATACATTCTTTTGATTGTATCTACTGATATTGGTTCTCTTTTAGCTAATTGATTTGCTCTTTGTTTTCCAACTGGTGTACCACAACTTCCCCATCCATTCTTATCAGCCCACTCTAATGCTTTCTTTGCAGCATTAACAACTGAATCAGGATAATCGTTGAATGATTCTTTTTCTAATTTCTCACCACTCTTATATCTTCTATCTTTCTTAATGATAGTTTTTATTTTACCTAATAGGATTTCTGCTTCCATTTCAGATAATTCAGTAATCTCTTTATCCATCAATAGGTTTTCAATGTGTGATTGTTTAACCAATTCATGTGCAAAAATACCTTCAATAGATACTGCTTTCACAACACCTGTCTTAATATAGTTTTTCCACAATTCTTCGTTGTTCACTCTGAATGTTACAAACCATGTTCCTGCTGGAAAACTTCTATTAAAGTATAATGCTGATTTATCTTTGGTAGATGATTCACTAACCCAACTCTCAACAACTGTCACATCACCATCTATATTTTTAGAATGTTCAAATGTTGCTTTCTCCTGATATCCATTTTTAAGATAATTTTGAGCCAATCTTTCAATAGTATCCTTTGTGAAGAATACTAAATACTCTTTACCCATATCATCTATTCTGATAATCTTTTTATCAGGAATTAAAACGGGTGCAATAATCAAATGCTTATCCGTATCAATTGTAGCAAATTTTACTTCCTCTTTCTTTTCGTTTGAGAAGTAAACCCAATCTGCTTCAATAGCAGGATTTTCTACTAATGATAGTGCAAAAACTTCATCAGTTTCATCCTGAATTTTTAACTCGTAGAGAGGTAATTTATCTCCTATATTTACATTCATATTACTTTAACAATTTAGATTATGTATTTTTAGAAAGTAGCTGCGTTATTAGTTCTTCTTGCAAATGCATTCTGATTAGCAACATCTTGTTGAACTACATATGCTTTAATTGGTTTTCCACTCGCCTGAGCCAAAGATTCAGCAATTTGAGATGATGGATTTTGTGCTCCACCTACACTAAATTGAGGTGCTGAAGTTGTTGGAATTGTAGGAGGTGCAATTGAAGGTGCACTTGCTCCACTATTACCACCACCTGTTGCTCCTGGCATTTTAGGTATTTCAGTAGATAAAATCTTTTTAACATTCAATAAACCTGCTACTACAACTGTTGCTGCAGCAATTGCACCAAATGGAGGTGGGTAAGCACCTAATGCTTTAGTTGCACCAGCATAAGTATCAATAGTTGCCTGTGCAACTGCAATTGCTTTACCTGCTGCCGTATTTGCTCCAACTGCTTCTGCTAATGTTCCTAATGCATTTGATACAATTGCAAGTTTAGTTTCCTGTTGTGCCTTTTCAATTTGTATTCTAACTGCCGCAGTTTCTTTATCATATGCAGTTAATGCATCAGCACTCGCTTTTTGAGCAATTAAATTTTCTTTACCTAATTCTCTTGTCTTATCAAATAAATCTAATTCATCTTGGAAAGTTGCTTCATTCTTTGCTTTCTTTAGATTAAATGTTTGTTCATCTAAATTAGCTTCATCTTCATTAGCTTGAATTAATTTATCAATTCTATCTTTTTCAGCATCTTCTGCTTCTTTCTTTTTCTTTTCAGCTTCTTCTTTTGCTTTATTATCTTTCTCCTCTTGCTTTTTCTTCTCCTCATCATCATACTTTGTGTTAATTTTATTAACATCAGTTTTGTATGATTCCATTACAAGAGTTCTATCTTTGATTCCAGCTTTTTCTAGTTTTAATAAATCCTCCTGTAATTTCTGACCTCTGATATATATTTCCTTATCTCTATCACCTAAAGTTGTAAGATAAGCATCGGTAATAACTTTATTAGCTTCTTCCTCTGCTTTCTTTTGTTCCTCTAATTGTTTCTTTCTTTTCTCTAATGCTTTTGCATCAGCTTCTTCTTTTTTCTTTCTAGCTTCTTCTTGCTTTTTAGCTAAATCTTCTAATCTCTTCTTTTCCTTTTCATTAATATCTTGCTGAACTTTATCAACTGATAGAGTAGCTTCTTTAATTTTTTCTTTTGATATACCTAATTTCTCAGCAAACCAAGCAAATGCTCCACCTACTTTTGCAAGTATTTCAGCAAATTTATTAAATACTGGAACTGCAACTTTTTCAACTATTGCTAATAATGGCCCTAAAATAGAACTGAATGCTTGAGATAGTTTGTTTAGAGTTTGTTGTCCCTCAGCAGTTGATTCTAATGCTTTTTTCATCGCCAAAATGGCTGCAACAACTAAACCAACTATACCCAAAGCAGCAGTAATACCTTTACCAAAAGTATCCACCGATTCTTTTGCGGATGCAAAACTCTTACCTATCTGTCCGATAGGGCCAGGTAATGCCGCTAATTTATCTTCAATTTGACCTGATTGGAAAGCAACTCTTTTTTGTTGATCTTGTAAATCATCTAATTTGTTAGATAATTCTCTAAATTCTTTTGTTCCTTGCTTACCTGCATCAGCCAATTCCTGTAAATCAATTGTAGTTTGACGAATTTGTTTTCTCAAAGGAACGAATTTATCATTCGCTTCTTGAGCTTTATCACCTAAATCCTGCAATTTATCACCACCCTTTACTTCGGCTTCAATGACAGTTGTGTATGTGGTAGTATTATCCGCCATTATCTTTTACTTTTTACAATTCTTTTTATTTGTTTTCCAGCACTCTTAAATGAGTATGGTATTTGATACATTCCTTTGGCAATATCCATTCTTTTAGACACACCATAGAAATCATCAAGTATTAATAAATCAATTAGTTTTGCTATCATATCTTTTTAACACTAAATGTTTATTATTTACCGAATAGATATAACCAATTTTTGTGTTCTCCCCAATATGGATGTTCCGAATATATATTATCTTTCCTATAAACATTATAATGAGATGTAAAATGGTGTCCATGATTGATATGAACTGATGGATTTAACGATTCCCATTGTATTCTATCTAAATTTTGAGGTTCAATTAATCCACAATTACGAATTAAAGCATTTGCTAATATATCCTGACAATGTAGAATTGCATCTTCAAAATGCATTGTCATCTGATGGAATGGTTCATCTCTCTGACCTAATGGTTGCCATCCATCACTACAAATCCCCATATAATTCATATTTGTTAGAACTTTACCTCTTTCAAAATGTTCAAAATCAAAATATCCTTCTCCATATAATACATCATGCTCTAAAAAAGAAACATATTCGTATTGATTAATCTCTCTTGCAGAATATAATAACTGCATGATTTGAAGTAATTGATTTAAATGAGATTGAGTTTGTGTCCATGCAATATATTCTCTAAATGGATTTTCAGGCTCACTTCTCCACATACAGGTATAAATATCAGCTTTACCCTCTGCAGCTTTTTGTATTGATTTTAAAGATGCTCTAATTGCAGGATAAATTGTTTCGTTTGTATTGTTTGAATAGAAGATTCCTAATCTTTTATTTTCAGATTTTGGTATGATTGCCAAATTACCTTCCTTAACTCTTTCAAAAAATTCATTTGTACCCACTTTTCCTTCAATTTCCAACCACTTTATCTCTCCAACTTTAGTATCACCAAAGATTGAATTATCTGCTCTTAAAATCAAAGCGTCACCCTTTATTTTTGATTTAACTATATCAGTTACATCAACTCCTCCATATGTTGCGTGTATTATTTCCATGCGTGATATACTCCTACTGAATTTAAATCTAAACCATGTAATTGGTAGATGTCTATATTTTTAAATCCCCAAATTGGTAAATACTTTTTACACATTTCCAATGTTGGGCCGTTATGATATTCAATTGCCATTTCTTCAATATTTTCAAAAATATCTAAATTTAAATCTTCAAAATTTATTTCTGCTCCTTCTATGTCGCATTTGATTACTTGAGGTTTATATTTGTTTAATATAAATTCTAAACCTAATTTATCGTTTACATATAAGTGAAATATTTCATACCTAATATCATTCTGATATAATTCATTATATCTATCAATATCATGTTTAGCTGCATCAAATCCTATTACTTTTTTAGCACCTTTAGAAACAAAATATTCTGATGAACTTAACCAATCTTCATTCCAAGTTGAATCCCAAAATGAACATCCCATATCCATTACAATCTTATCTTTTACATTTAAAAATCTCCAATGGTCTGCAGGATTTTCTGATGTTATATGTTTAATCATATTAAAACTGATTTTTTTGCTGTTTTTTGTATCCAATCCCAATAGTGCCAACTAGCGGTTTCTTCTCTAATTTGTAAAGATTTATTATATGGTAATTCATTCATAAATTCAGCTTTATAAAATAAATCACCTGATGATGTAACACCTGCATTATGCATTATGTTTAATTTATGATATTCATCAGCTGTTGATGTCCCCCAACTAAATTCAAAATTAGAATGACAAACTGTTTCATATCCTAATCTCCAAGCACCCCATAATACTGCCCACATATCTGCACACCATATTTGTAAAGGATGATATGGTTGTCTAGCTTCACCTTCAGGCATTGTATGTCTATCTATTTGAATTTTTTCATTATTTAAATCAGTTATCTCTTTATATAATCTTTCTGAATCCGTTTCAACTCTATTCCAAAAATGATGATCTATATTTTTCATCAAATATTGTGCACCAATTGAATTAAGTTCATTTTTTTCAATTAAAGATTCTGGTAATTCCATTATTTTACACATTTCATCTATTATATCTTGACCTTTTGATTTTATATAAGAATGTGCAATATACCAACGAGTATCTGAACCATACCATTTATAATCAGCAATCATTTCATCGGTAATCCATTCATTAATTGGTTTTGTGAATAAAATGTCTGAATCATGATAAAAGATTGCATCATTCTTTAAATAAGAATGTTCAGCAAAATGTTGTTTAAGAATATTAGGTCTAATTGATGAAATATAATGTTTTGTATCTCTTATATCATCATAAAAGAAAAATCGTGCTGGATAATTATTAGCTAATTTACTCCATTCTTCAGGAATAATTCCATTTTGTTTCCAACATACAATATCTATGGAATTAGGATTAACTCCCATCTCCATAAAATTATTAATCATTACTTCTACCTGCCACGCATAATAAAGTGTAGCAGGTTGTGCTGATAAAAATCTTAATTGTCTTAATAACATAACTAATTTTTTAATCTATATTATGAACATGCACTACCCTGTGAAAGTGTGAATATTCCTTTTGTTACTCTTGGTGTTTCAGCTATACTTGCGCAGAATTGACCAGTTGATTGTTGGTACGGAACACTTTGTGTTACAGGTGTACCTGCACAATTTAAATATTGAACTTCACAACCAGCAGTACCAGGACAAGTTGTTGATTCCCAAATATAACAAGTAGGAGCTGCAGTAGTTGTAGTTGTAGTTGTACTAGTCGTAGTAGTTGTAGTAGTTGTTGGACAAGTTCCACAAGTTAATGACCAATCTGCCGCATCTGATATTGGATTAAGTGGATCCGCATTACCATATTCAACTAACACATATCTTCCTGATGTAGAATTAAATTGATATGTAAATGATCCGTTTGGTGTTACACTTAATGAAGAACCCCAAGGGCCTGCATATGAAGCATATCCAACCCATCCAGATGTACCAATTAATCCAGATGAATCATAAAGATTAAATCTATTTGGTCTATCAATTGCATCATATACAAAAGTACCACATTGATTTGAAGTTGAACAAACATCTTTTGTTGGATAAGAACCATTAGATGTTGAAGAAGTTTCAAATCTTATATTACCATCTCCACAACTATAACATGCTATTGTTGTAGTAGTAGTTGTAGGAGCTACAGTAGTTGTAGATGTTGTCGTTGTTGTCGGTGATGCAGTAGTTGTAGTAGTTGTTGTAAATGGATTTGACCCTGATATTACAGAATTATCTTTACAAATATCTACATTACTTTTATTTACTAATTTTATACATATTGAAGTATCTGGAACAGTAACAATTACATTTGAACCGATTGATGGCAAATAAACATTACTACCATCCGAAGAAATTGTATATGTGCTACAATCCGTTGAATAATAGACATCAAAGTAAGGGCCGGCTGCCCCACCTTTTTCAGTTAATGTTATTTGTTTATTTATATTTGCCATGCTATTACTATTAAATATATATTTTTTATGGACAAGATGATGAACAACAATTGTCATATGAAGGTATTACTGTCGTACCATTTGTAGCAGTTCCAGTAGTTCTACTCATTGCAAAAGTTATATAAGGAGATTCCGGTAAATTATCATTTAAAACATTTAAATTTCCTTGTTGTGTTTCAAGCCAATTTGGATTTTGAGAATTTAAGTAAAGTGTATATTGTGTTCCAGTTATAGTTGGAATCCATATATCATTAAGATAATAATCTTGATATGGTATAGTTCCTTGCAATTGCATTGTATTAGCAATTGTTGAACCATAGAATCCATCTGCAGTTATACCTGTATAAAATGATGCAGAAGATTGATTATAATAAATAAATCCAGATGCAGTACCTTCAAGATTACAAGCTTTAAAATTAGAATCTACACCAATTTGGTCTCCAAATAAATTACCTGTACCTTTTCTTTGTATTGGGAATGGTATTTTAGTATCCAATCTTTGAACCCAAACATTTGATGATGTATTAAATGTATCAGTTTCAAATCTTACAATAGTTTTATATCCACCAAAATCTCCAATATAGAATCTATTAGCTGCAATATTTGCAGTAAATCTATTTGTGTAACTAGATGTATCATATGCAGGTACTCTCTTCCAACCTTTTTGCATCATTGATTGTGATATTGGTTGAATACCAACCGCAAAAGCAGTTGAATAACTTCCAGTAGCAGAATCAAATGCACTTCTAGCTAAATCATAAGATGCATAACCATTACTTCCACTAACATTCCATAAAACTAAATTTTTATTATCAGTTGGTTTATATTCAATACTTCTTGTTACACTCAACCAAGCTGAAGCACTATAATATCCATTTATTACAGCAGCACTTCTAACTCCATCTGTATTAAATTCATTTAATCCAAAATAAGATTGAGATATTGTATTAAAATTATCATACTTGTCTTTTACTATTACATCAAAAGGTAAAGATGATCCTGTAATTGGATTTTGAGTTAATGATTCAATTGAGAATGATCCATTATTACTCATTGTTTTACTTCCCGATACAACAACAACTGAATTAGTTGGTATTAACTGATAACTACTCATACCTGATATATAACCAGTATTTTGCCATCCTTTATTTCTATATGCATAAAGGTCAGTAGCTGTACTTAAATAAGTTAATACACTCATACTTTCTGGTAAAGATGAAGTATATTCTACTCTAAAAAATCTACTTTCCAAAGTAGTTGTTGTAGTAGTAGTAGGAGCTGCAGTAGTTGTACTAGTTGTACTCGTTGTACTTGTAGTAGTCGTAGTAGGAGCTGCCGTTGTAGTAGTCGTACTTGTTGTCGTACTCGTTGTACTTGTTGTCGTACTTGTAGTACTTGTTGTAGTAGTTGTTGGTGCTGCCGTTGTTGTTGTACTTGTTGTTGTAGTCGTTGGTGCAGCAGTAGTTGTCGTACTAGTCGTACTTGTAGTAGTTGTAGTAGGAGCAGCTGTCGTAGTTGTTGATGTAGTTGATGTGGTTGTAGTTATTGTTGGAGCTTCAAAATTAAATCCACAACCTGCTAAATTTTGAGTAACTGCATTAGGTAAAATTGGGCCTAATAATTGTAATTTACATTCTCCTGTTCTTAAATTATAATCATTGATTGCTCTTAAATGATAATAATTACCTCTCCAATTGACAACATCATTTAACTCTAAATCAAAATATTCTGATAAAGGAATAATTGCTTCAGCATATATAATTCTTGTTTTAGGATTGTATAATAAATTTATATAATCTGTCCAATATGTTGTATAAAGTGTTTCATCAGGTTGAGAACCATAAACAGGTGTTTCATTGTTGAATAATAATGAAAGAGAACTTGTTGTAGGAAATTGAGAACCTGAAGGAGTATTATAGTGATCAAAATAAGGAAATTCATTTGTACTCACATTAGGAGTATCCAAATCTGTCATATAATATTTTGCACAATCTAATGTTCCATTATAGAAATAAAGACGTGGTAATACTCTTGCAGGATCAAAATTGATTGAAGAAATATAAGTCGGTATGTAAATTGGTATATTCTGAGCCATATTCTATTTTTTATCCACAAGAAGTTATATAAACTACTGGTCCAATTCCTGTTACTGTTCCTATTTTAGCACAATTTACATAATATGTACTACCCATATTAACATATGATTGACCTGAAGAACCATCACAATTTGTCCAATTCACCCATCCACTCGCAATTGCTGGCCCAAATAAATATCTTGCACAACTAGGTGGAGGATTAAATCCACCAACTGATCCTGATATACCGGTGCCAGGTATTTTTGTTAATGGTGAAACTCCAAAACCTGATTCAACTTTTAATTCACCTTGGGAGAAGAAATTTTCAGTATCTATATAATAAGATGTTCCAAAGTTTCTATTCTGACCTTTTGCGAATTGTTGTGATATATAATCTTGATCCAGTGTATCTCCAAATGTTAATTTATTTACTGCTAAATTATTTGCAGGAACAACTGATATATTGGTGTTTAAATTAATGTATTTATTAAAATCTTTTCTTACACCTCTTTTATACCAATTATTAAATGTTTCAACAATAAATTCAGTAGGTTTAGTTTTATTTGGATATATTACTAAATTAAATTTCTTTTGTATTCCTTTAATGAAATCAACTAATTTAATACCAGCAGTTCCATAAGGCATATTAGAAGGAATATCCATAATTCTTCTATCTGCCGCATTATCTACTGATTTAATTTGTAGATATGATTTTGGTGTTCCGTTAGGGTCTAATTTAAGTTTAATATCATTATATGGTGCACTAAATTGATTTGACCACTTTAATCCAAAATAATAAGTACCTGGATTCAAAGTAGATGTTCTAAATTCAGTTGCAACTTGATATGTTTCATTTACAGCCGTATTACCTGCTGCATATTGAGCAGTAAACGATGCTGAAAAGAAATTACTTATTATAGGTAATACATTATAAGTTACACCAGGAGATGATCCCGTTTCCCAATAATGTAATTCTAATTGTGGTGCTCCTAAATGAGATCCACTAACATTAACATTCAAATTTAAAATTCCAGTTAATGATGATGATACAGGTAATGTATAAGAACTATTAAATCCAATGAATGCCTGTGGGTCGTTTAGTACATTATACCAAGGTAATTGAGTAATTGTATTAACTGGTAAATTAAAATCAGTTTGATTGCTTCCACTAAATGGAGCAATTTTTATTTGTCCATAAGTTTCTAAATCAATATTAGTAAACTCTGGATATTTTAATGCATTATTACAAACTAAATATACATCATCTAACCATCCTTCATCAAAAAATGATCCTGTGTATGTATATCCAAATTTTTGAAATACTGCATCCCATACTTTTTTAACTCTAATTGCTGGTTTAAAGTTTTGTACATTTAAAGCTCCTCCTGCTGAATCAATTCCATTATAATCATTTTCAGGAGTAAATGCAATTCCAGTACCATAATCAGCTAATGGATAAACTATATCACCATTGTGTAAATTACCATGCCAACTTGCAGATATATTTGAGATTGAAGCAGTGTGATTATATTCTGCTAATGAATCTAAATCAGTTAAAAAATATCTATTAATATCTCTAGCAAATGATGATACAGCACCAAATAAACTTACTTCATATGATTCAATACCTATATCCTCTAAAATATTTACCTTATTTAATTGAATATATCCACTAACTAAATAGATACCATCAAAATCTAAATAAGCAGGAACTTTAGTATTGGTAGAAAATAAGTAAGGATTATCAACTGATATATCATAAACATGCTCAAAGAAAGCATTATTCTTTTTAGTACCAGGTAATATAATAGTTCTACTAAAATCAACAGGTAAAGAACCTATATCAAATAGACCAGTTATATTATCGGATACTAAAATATCCTCATCTCTAAAAACATCTAAAATAGAGCCAGATGCTACTAATTTATAGTTTATTAGGTTGGTACTCGTAACACTCATCTTAAATTAATAGTTTATATCCTTGTCCCCAATCAAATGTGAATGAGTATTGGATTGTTTTATCTACAACATGCGTTTTAAATGTAAACGAATTAACATTTATTGTAATAGGTCTAATTTCAACATTAGGTTCATTATAATACCAATAAATTTCATCAGAAGATAATAATTGTTTAATTATATCATTATAATCCTGTGATAACCATTGTGTATTAACCAATAATGTTTGTTTAGCATTTACTACATAAGTTTGTAATTGCGTATTATAATTTTCATAACTCAATGATGTTCCTTCCCAACTACCAATTTGTGGTTGATAAGTTGATCTTGCAGTATTAAATCCTGTTTGAGAAGCACCATAGCAGTTTAAGAAATCAAATTGTCCAAATCTATTTTTCCATGCAATTCTAACATTAGGATATTTTTGGATACATTCAAATTCAAATCTAATAGGATTTCCTAATGGAGTTGAATTATTATATGGTTGAACTGTATACCATAATAATCCAGTCGTTGATAATGGAAATCCTGTTTGTGATGGATATTGTGGAAAGTGTCCAATCTGACCTGATGTAGCAGCAGTTGAACTTATAGAATATGTTCCATTTCCATTAGAGCCAGAATATATAATTTTATTTGGTTGTGTTGTTCCTAAATTTCCTGCATATACACTACCACTACCTATGTTCTCAATAAAAAAAGATTGAGTTACAGGCCCATCGGTTAAAATTGGGTAAAATGGAGTTTTAGATTGTAGTGATTGATTTATTGATTCTTGGAATATCGCATATCCATCTAATGCTTTATAAACACCAGAATCGGTATGCGTAGAACCCGTCGTATAAGAACTACCTGAAATCCATTGAGTTCCAAATACAACTTTAAAATATTTTACATTTGATGTATTTGCAATTGCAGGATCTGTTAAAGTAGAATTGACAATTTTAGATACATCAAAAATACCATATCCTAGTGTGTTTGGGTATTTAGTTAATGTATATTTAGCACTTCCACTATCAGCAACATTACCACTCCAATAATATAACTCGCCTATGTATTGAAATCCAGCATTTGTTGTATCCGTACTGGAAACAACAGTAAAAGCTATTGGTGATTGTGCCAAAGAAGCTGATGCCGGTGTTTGTGTTAAGGTTAAAGACATATTCTAATTCACTTTATACTATAACCCAAATCGTAGGGTTTTTATTTGATGGGTTTATTTCTTATTATATATTTTTTTCAATCTATTAAAGAAAGCATCCACTTTTTCCTCTGCTATTCCAGCTGTATAAGATAAAACCATCTTTTTAACTTCAGGTGAATCAGCAGTTTTATTAGTAAAATTAAATTCTTTTCGGTGTTTAGTTCTACTTCTAGGGCCAGCAGGGTCTTGCCAAAATATTGTATAATAAACTGCTTTTAGAGTTAAAATGGCATTTTTCTTACTACCCATACTAGGTATGACATTCAAACTACTTCTCATCGTTCCTGTTTTGAACGGAGATGCAGCTTTTGCTAAACTTTCCCAAGTTTTAGCAACATCATTAAGTGTAGCGAATCTTTTTCTAACTGCCATTATGATTGAGGATATAGGTCAAACAAACAACGATTTCTATCATTATGTGATGTTAAATCAAATGTTGCTACCCATCCTGCTAATCCATTATCAAATGTATCTTTAAAAGGAACACAATCTATTCTATCGTTTATTTCAAATCCTTGTACTCCTCTTTGTAAAAATGCAGTTAAATCGTTCAGAATACTCAATGTATTAGAGTGAATATCAACAGTATCATCAACATCATAGTATGGAACACTCATTTGATTATAAGAGCCAGATGATTCATTATTCTTTAACTTAACTTTATCAGCTATTGTTAATTGGCAAGTTAATATTGTTTCATTTATTGAGAATCCTACATTTGTTATTAGGATATTTCCTAATGGATAAATTGGAAATTCTTTATCATCAATACCATACAAATCCCCTTGAGACACCTGTCCAATTGATGGGTGATTTTGCATTATTGTTCCAAAAAAATCCAATACATTGTAGTATAATGAATAGTTCTGACCTGTATTATTAACTATGTTATTTGCCATATAATTTCTTATAGATTTATTCCACCGAAATAAGCATTAGCCATATCTGGGTAGATTTGTGTTAAGTTACCTACTGATTGTAAGTATTGTGGTAATTGTGCTGAATAAGCGATACAATAGTTTTGTAAACGAGTCGCATAGTAATCAGCGTTGTTCATAGCTTTACTTAAAAGGTAATCTATTTCGTTTTTACCTGGCGCTACGGATTGATCTGACAAATGCTTAACTGCACCCTCGCTTTTAAATTGAATCCCTGAGAATGGAATATATTCAACGCAGGAGTACCATATCAAAGTGTTCTTAATATGGTCGTTTAATAATACCTGATAGTATGAACTTAAATTACCTTGAGTTCCAGCTTCAATTTGAGCTTGTAAGTAGTAGAACAAAACTGTACCTAATAGATTTAAAAGATATTTGTCTTGTGCAGTTCTTACAAAAGGTAATAACTTATCTGCATCAATAGCTCCCTGCAATGGGGAGTTCTTAATGATATCATTTCTTGTTATGAATAAAGCGTAAGGTGTGCTCATATTTTAATTATTTATATACTTCGTAATTTTTAATGAAATTGAAATCAGTATGTTTTAATTGAGATACATCATCTGTCTCTGAATCAACTACATCTGGATTTTCAGCATTCTCATTTACATCTTCTTGAACTTCATTGATTGTTTGTCCTGTTTCTTCAGCAGTTGTTGATAAGATAGCCAATGGAGTTAATTGTTCAAAATACAATTGTGATTCTTCCCATCCACCTTCATCCAATGCCGCAGTTAAGAAATTCAATACTAAATTTTGGAATGGATTGATTGTCATTGATTGTAAAATATCGTATGCAGTTTTCATCTCTTCAGATTGAGAACTAAAACCATTGTTAGCAGTTCTAATACCGAATAAAAGAGGTGAGGTGATGCGATGAGCAACCAATATTCTATCTTGCGCATAATTGGCAACATACTCAAACTTTTCATGTAAATTATCAATGTTAATTGTATCAATAGTTGGTTTTGAATTTACATCATCATTAAATGATAACATAAATCTACCTGCATTTCTACTACCAGTGAATTTTCTTTCAATCAAATCTTCAATAGTATCTCTCTCTTCAGGAGCAGGAACGCCATTGTTCATATTAACCATAACTAATGGTAAGAAACCATTTTCTATATTATTAATATGTAAGTTACTTAATTCAGCTTCCACTTCTGCGAATTGTAAAGCTGGAATCCAATCAGGTAGGGAATAATAGAATTTACCTGGTGAGTAATTTTTTATGTAAAGAATTTCCATATTTTCAGTAGATGTACCGAAAGCAGGAATCTTCTTTTTATGTTTTTGTGCTTTTTGATCAAACCAATCAGTACAATAGTAATAATTCTCTATTTGAGGATTATCATAAATCTTTTCAGCTCTTAAAGTTTGAACTGGTATATGATAGAATTTAATGATTTTTGTGTGGTCATCATTCCAATATACCTGAAATGCTCCATTACCATATAATTTTAAATCAAAGATTACTCTCTTAACTTCTTCTTGTGGTAATAGTTTACTTAAATTTTCAGTAAATGATTCGTTCTTTGTGTATAATCCTTTTCCAAAGATTAAATCACTAACACCCTCAATACAAGCCGCATTGGTTGTAGATGTATTATAAGCCAATGTAATTAATGGAAAGAAATCATCTGCAATGTAATACCAAACGGCACCCATGTAAAACGAGTCTTAACATCTTCCCTAATTACAGGAACTGATTGTTGATTAAGCGAAACTACTGAAAAGTTTTGATAATTCTTTTTCATATTATGTCATTATTATATATTCTGTTGCTGAAATATTAGATTTATAATTTTCAGAATTTTGGTTGTAGTAATCAATACTATTACTTTGAGTTTGATAAACTTGTATAGAACCATGCCATATATCAGTTGATCCTGAAGTTATTGTTGCTCTATATTCACCGCCAATCAATGAGCCACTAATACTTGCTGTCCATTGTAATAGTGATTCGTATGTATTGTATGAGTAATTGTTTATTGAACCTGACGTGTTTTTAAGAGTCAGCATATTTTGCAATTGCAATGTTAAAGCTGCTCCTGATACGAATGGTTGTGTTCTTATAGAGAAATAGTTTGACCCGGTAATGAAATAAGCCTGCATTATATATTATTTATCTCGTATTATCTATATAACATTTGGAAATAGAAATTTCTACATAAAAAAAGGGTAATCATTTGATTACCCTCCAATGTTTTAAATTTTATTATTAAACTTAAAGTTGAACTAATTCTATTAGTTATATACGATAGTTGGTTGAGAAGTTAAACTTGCAAATGCACTTCCTGTTGTTGATCCAGATAAGAAAGCTGCTGGTAATTGTTCTTGACCTGTGAAAGTCGCAGAATATCCATACAAATCTCCTAATGAACCACCGGTTTGAATTGTACCTGCAGTTAAATCAGCACCTAATTTTTCACCTACTAATAAAGCATCTCCTGCATTAGTCCAAACAACAATTTGTGGTCTACCATAAGCCATTAATTTTAATTGAGTTGTCATTTCGTTTGTCAACTTCTTTAAATTCAATGTTAATGCTTGAGAGAAGAATGTAGTACCATTATCTCTTGAAGAGTTAACTGTTTCCACATAATTGCTTGTACCCTTTAATTCATAATAATAAACTGTAGATCCAGAAGGAAGAGCAGTTACTTCACCAGTTGCGTTTTTAGCAAAAGATGCAGTTGTGTAGTTGATAAAGTAAACACCTTTCAAACCACCTACTGATTCTTTACATACTTCTTGTCTACCTTGAGTTAGATTACAAGCCATATTTTTAATTTTTTAATTGTTTGTTTGTTTAAGAAAGATAGGAGAGGGATAAACCCTCCCCACTATTCTCTCTAATTTTTTTTATTAGTAAGCTCCGTAGTAAACGATGTCTTGACCAATACCGAATTGAGTTCCAGCTGTGTATCTCATAATTACTCTATAATTTTGAGAACCATCCAAGTCAGCCATGTCTAATACTTTAACTTCGTTGTAATCAGATAATAAACCTGTACCGAAGAATAAGTTTGATTTTTGTGCAGCTACGATAGAATCACTAGCCATACCTGGACACAATACGATTTCAATACCATTGAAGTTGAAAGGTTTGTCGCCCACGTTCATTTGGTTATTCCAACCATTTGCTCCTACTGCTCCACCTGCTAATGCTTGTTGGTAAGCCTTACCTACATTCGTTGGAACATAAAGTAATAAATCTTCTTTACCATAAACTGTGTTAGGGATAGTAGATACTACTGAATCTAATTTAGATAACACGTTTGCAGAAGTGATTGATCCAGAAATGATTGCTGAACTACCACCTGTTGTTCTTGCTGGTAATACTGCTGTTGAACCACCTGCTGCGATAGAAGCAGATAACGCTGGTTGGAAACCACCGAATTGTCCGTTAGTAGCAGTAACACCTTGCCAAATAGAGATTTCAGTTGCTTGTGCCACTTGTCCACCAACATAGCTCACCAAGAAGTCGTTGAAGTTAGCAGGAATTTGGTCAAACGCTGAATATCCTAATTGTAAAGCTTCCCAAGAATCTACGAATTGTTGCTTACATAATTGTAAGTTTACTTGTAATTCTTTTGGTTCTAATATTCTTTCAGACAATGCTACTGAGCCAGTCGCAGTGAAATCACAAGATGCGTCAGCGATGATATCAGATACTGCAATCTTTTGGATTACTGAACGATACTTCACATTCGGCATAATTGTAACATACTTATTGTCCAAAGTCTTAGCAGATAACAACGCAGCTGCGATGTATTTACCTGCAAACTCACCCGCATACGTCGTAGTAATTGTTGGGTTAGTAAAATTTTGTCTTTGTTTCATTTTAATACCTTTTTAATATTTTTAGTTGTATAATTTAGATAAGAATGAGTTTTGTGCATTCTCTTCTTTATTTCTATTTTGAATTTTTTCAGTCTTCATTGTAGAGAATTTAGTCTCTTCAACTGGAGCACCATTTAATTTTGGTAATTCTCTTTCTAATTCAACATCAGCTTCCTTTTTATCTTCAGCTTTTGGAGCTGGTTCTAAAGCAAACTTTTGTTTCATTTCTTCAACTGCTTTCTCCAATTCACTAATTCTATATGATAAAGTGATTAATGGATCTTTTTCAGTATCCTCACTATCATCAGTAATTGTGTTTCTTGGGTCTTCATCAGTTGTTTGAGGTAATGGATGTGCTTCTACTGTTTCAGCAGCCGCTGCAACTTCTTTTTTGATTTCAGATTCAGGAGTTTCTTTAGCTTGAGGGTTTGCTTCTTCAACATTCTCTCTGCTTTCAATTTTACCATCCTTAACTTGAACTCTGATTATCACATCTTTTCCTTCTGTGTCTTTAAGAGCAATTTCATGCTCACCATCTGGTGCTGGTGTTTTACCATCTTCTGATACAATATCAATAGGTTCACCTACATCAAATGTTGGAGATTCTAAAATTGTACCATCCGCTAATTTAGCATAAGCGAAAATAACTTCTTCTTTCTTTGTTGAAAGTAAAGTTAAAATCTTATCTAATACTTGTTTTGAAGTCATAATTTTATATTTACATTTTTAATAATAACAAATTTATTTTTAAATTTTCAGTTTTTTGTTTATATTTTAGCAACCACTACATGTCGTTGTATATGAAGCACCAGATGGAGTTATTGTAATACCACCTTTTCCTGTAATTACTGATCCTGAAACTGCATCTATGTAATATGTTCCATTAATCCAGTTATTACCGGAATCTGCTTGACAAACGAAACTACAACTGCCAGTATCAAAATAAGATACAATTGCAATTTGAAAATTAGGTACAACTATCTGATATTTCTGACCAACACATAAATTCATATTAGCTGGACAAACATAATTGGTATTATATCCTTCATCAGTAATAGTAACATTAGCCGTATCTCCACTAATTGCAGTAACTGTATTTTGAACTGCAGTAATATATCTTGGAGAAGCCGCTGATTGAATAGCAGCTGTACAATAAGTAAGTGTTAATGGATTTAACCATTGTGCTGTCCACTCACCTCCAACAGCACTTGTTTTACTCAAAGCGTAGTATTTGGCCGAATAATCTCTACAATCATTCGGCCTTGAATTTACCAAAAAAGATGATGGTGTAAAATTCATATTATATTAAGTTTTTAACATTTGCCAAATACAATGTACTACTATCAAAACTTACTAATGTTATAACATCAGTAGCCGTAGTTGCAGTTGGAATGTAAGCACTTCCTGATGGTTGTTTAACCGAAGTAGGGAATGATACTGTCGCACTTCCAGTTGTATTTACTCTAATGTTTATTGTTTGTCCTGGTTTAATATTTGATGGATTAATAAAGGTATTTGTTCCTCCTACTAATTGTAAAGTAAAGAAGTTTCCATTATTTAAATTTAATGAAGCGGTATTTGAACTAATTGATAATGTACTAACATTTCCATTAATTGAACCCGTAGTATTAAATGAACCTGTAATCTTTCCACTTGCACCAAATTCTAATGCTCCGTTTATTCTAGCTGCTGATGAAGTTAATGGTGTATTGAAAACATTTGTTCCGTTAAATACATTCTGTCCATTAAATGTAGCACTTCCACTAGTTCTAAATGATCCAGTTACATTAACATCATATTTAAAGTTTGAAATTTTCCAATGGTCTGCTTGTCCGTTTGATGGGAAACCAATTGCAGTATCACTACCATCTTGGTTATTATAATATCCAATTAAAGTTGGAACAGGTGTTGCACCATATTGAGGTGAATATGAATTGATTGCCAATGTAAAGTTTCTACCATCAGATGTATTCACACCAACTCCTGCAAACACATTTGTTGGGTCAGTAGTTGTATCAGCAGTTGCTCCAATACTACTATATGGCCCTGAAGTTACATTTACACTTGTATTTGATATAACACTACCGGTTACAATTTGGTCTCCAATAAATCTATTACTTCCTGTTGTTGCATATCCAAATGCTCCTATTTGAGCAGAAGATGAAACTGTACCAGTTGGAACTCCACCATTAATTATATAAGAAGCAGTTACTGCATATGATGCGGTTGTAGCGTATGATGCAGTGGTAATACTACCCGTAATTCCACCTAATACTCTTAAACTACCTGTAATTGTTGCATTGTGTTCAACTGTTAAACTACCACTACCTTCACCACCCCAAGTACCACTAACGATTAAATCTTTAATAACGAATGTTCCGTTGATTCTACCATTAGATGAAGTAATAGGTAAGTTAGAGTAGAAGTGTCCACCATTTCCTCTAGGCCCAACTATTTCTACTGAGCCACTAATTACTTGTAAAGCAACTTGTGCTTCTCCAGTACCATTGATTACAACAGATCCTGTTTTGAATGTTGTTGGTTTCCATACATCCATTATACCTGATGAAGGTAAACCAATTGTAACATCCGAACCATTCCAATATCCACCACCATTTAATACCGGAGTAGAAGATGGGTAAGGGCCGTATGAGTTAAATGCTAATGCAATAGTATTATTATTTGCCGCATCAGTTACACCAATTGATGAATAAACATTTGTTGGGTCAGTAGTATTATCTACTTTAACTGTAACACCTGAATAAGCACTACCACTACCATTAACATTTGATTCTAATGTTAGATAAGCACCACCAGCATTAATTATATTTTGGTCTCCTCTAAAATTATTACTTCCTGTTGTTGCAAATTCAGTAGAATCTTTTCCATCTAATGTTCCAGCGTTCACTGCGAATGAAGCACTACCAATCAATTGACCGGTGAATGAGCCACTAAATGAACCCGTATTAGATAAGAATGTATCTACTCTTTGTGCAGTTAATATTATTGATGGAGATACAGGTGTCGTTGGAGTTGTTCCAGCTCCTAATGTTGTTAGAGCTACACCAGTATCTTCTGATTGATACATTAATTGAATGTAATCATTTGAATTAACTGTTACAAAATAGTTCCAAGAACCGATTATATTACCATTAATTGATGCCGCTTTCGCAGGAACTGATATTGTTCCTCTTGTGAAATCTAAATCAGTTGCTGCACCACCATCATTTCCTTTTCTTAACCAAATACTTACATCAGCAATTGAGTTTGCAGATGATGTAAATTGTGCACTAAATTGAACATTATATACACCAGCATTAGTAAAGAATAATCTATTTTTAGAAGTATTACCACTTCCACTCGCATAAACACCATTACTAATATCCGTACTATTGAAACTCATTGAGTATGCAGTAGTAACCGAAGCAATTGCATAAGATCCAGTATCATAGAATGAACCATAAGATCCCGTAGCAGTATTATAATACCCACCACTAATTGGAGAAGCAGTAATTGTTACCGCACCATATCCATCAGATGGAGAGATTGCGATATTAGGCCCTGCGAATAAACGAGTCACACCACCATTACTTGCGTATGATGCAGTACCCGTTAAGTTTCCAAAGAATCCTGCACTTGCACTAATACTTCCCGTAGATGCTAAATTATTTTTTACATCTACTTGTCCCCAAAGTGTTTGAACATCATTTGAAGCATCTCCAAATTGGTTAGAACCTGAAGAATAGATTACTGATGCAGTTTCATAAACTGTATATATTGAACTGGCAGTTATAGCTCCAGTTACATTTATTGAACCGCTGATTGTTTGGTTTCCGTTAAATGTATTACTTCCTGTCGTAGCATAAGAGCCCGTTTTAGAAGTAAGAGAAGCTATTTTTGTATCTTGTGCCGCATTAATTGCAGCTACTGAAGAACTTAAAGATGCAGTTGCACTATTAATAGATGAAGTAACTCCACTTGCCGCACTTTGTGTATATGAGTTAAATGAAGATGTTTGTAAATATCCTAATGCACTAATTTGCGCAGAAGATGATACTGTCCCTGCTGGAACACTACTACTTGCAAATGCATTAATTCTACTATTAAAACTTGCACTATCAGTTGTATATGATTGAGTGAAAGCATTAAATGAAGATGTAGTTACAAATGAGCCTGTATTAATTGATGTTGAGTTTAATGCATATGAAGCAGTTACCGCATATGAAGAACTTAAAACTGTCATTGAAGAAGTTTGTGAAGTTGTTACATATGATCCTGTCGCAGCTATTAAACTATTTACTTTGCTATCGTTAGATGCAGTATAAGAATTGAATGATGATGTAGTTACTAATGAACCGGTATCAACATTTCCACTACTAGTAATAGCATTTATTCTTGCATTGAAACTACCACTATCAGCCTGATAACTGATTTCATCAACCATAGAATCTATGATATCTTGGTTGTATTCTCTTAATATAGTAGGAGTGATGTATCCCGTAGTATTGCTAGGAAAACTACCATTATTCTCTACCGTCAATTGCTGTTTAGTTAATTCAGCCATATCTTTTTATTTCTTTTAATAATTTCTTATATTAAATCCGTCTGAAAATCCATCCGAAAATCCGCCATATGGAATCGGAGGTGATTGTGTATTTCCAATACCTTGCTCTGCTAATGCTCCGTTGCAGCATTTTCTGCTATATGTTCTTCCGTCTAAACATAAACAAGCTCTCCTACTATTCTTTGGAGAACTCTTACCTCTAGTCGGGCCTATATAGACACCACTATTTAATCTTTGGTTTTGTGTTTGTGATGGAGTTCCACTCATATCAGACTAATGTTTTTACTATAACACTAAATCTATTTAATTTTCTGAATGTTTTCCTTATGAATCATGCTTTCAACTAAATTCCTATCCGTAATATAAGATAAATACATCAAGCATTTTTCCAACGGCTCTTTTGTGATAGCATCTATGCGTGTTATATCATTACCTGCTAATTCTATAATCGTTGAATAAGTTTTCCACTTTTTCGCAAAATTGATTTGATATTGGGAGAGATCCCCTCCATCTTGCTCATATAGTTCGGGATAGCGTTGTGCAAGTCCCTTAATAAAAAAAAAAGGAAGTGTAGAGCTCCAAAGTGAATATTCATTGGTACATCCAAAAATATTTCACTATCCATAAATCCTTTGTACTCTTGTATATCATATAAATCACCTAATCTTTTTACAACTGGTCGGTATAAGATAGACATAATCTCTGCCCACTTATCGTTGATAGTGATTTCATCATATTTACTTAAATCCACATATGCACCATAACTCATTTGAGATAAGTTTGGTTCAAATCCATATTTCACTCCATCTATATCAATTATTTGTTCTAATTTAGATTCAGTATTTGACATAAATTTATTTAGGTCTTCTCTAATAGCAGTATATGTTTTTATATCTATCTTTTGAGTAATTTCCGCATTTATTCCACATAAGTGATGGAACATTACTGCCGTTACTGCTGCCGGCTCATCTTTGTATGTTTCTAAATCCTTTTGTAATTGTAAATACTTTCGTAGAGTTATCGCACTCCAATCTTTTGGTACTTCAATCGTTATTTCTTGTTTCATAAAAAAACTAATTAATGTTTATGTATTTATCTCCTTGCTTACAATTATATAACATAATGTTTAGGGCTTTTACTTTAGCCTCTTCGTTTCGTAACTTCGCATCAAATGCTATACACTTTGCGTTTAAATCCTCATTTGCTCTTAATAACTCAACAATCAGAGATTCTAATTGTTCTATTTCTTCTTCGGTGAATTTACTCATATACCTAATGTTATTTCTGTTACTGATGTTTCTCCATTTTCTTTACTTACCTTTTCTGCTAACTCTTTATAAGCATCCAATGTTTGATTTAGTCTTTCAACTAATTGTTGATTTAACTGATACATTTGTAACAACTCATTATCTTTTTGTAGTAGTTCTTCTTTAAGTAACCCTATTTCGGCATTTTCACCGAATCCTAATACTTTTGCCATTATCTTATTCTTATATTATATGTTCCTTTGTTTTGTGCCTTCTTACTCAATCTCATCATCACAGCATATCTACTGGCATCTATTGCGTGGTTGTTAAAATCCTCTGGTTCGTTGATCACATTACCAGCCTTATCTTTCTTCCAACTATATGAAAATAATTCATTTACGAGATTGCTAGAGCGTTTTGTAACTAATATAGACCATTGTTTCATTAAATCAATTCCCATCTGAATACTATTAGGGCCTTTGGTTACTGATTTTATATTTACTCCATATCTTGCTATCTCATCTCTTAAACGGGGTTCTGATGAATCTATCCATACCTCAGCTTTTCCATAATTCTCATATGCACCTAAACAAAAATTAGCTATTTGATTTGCTAACATACCTCTCATATAAACTATTTCATCTAATATGATAGAATCATTCCATTTAAGTAATGCTATTAATGCTGATGGGTCATTTGAATATCCTGCATCTAAACCATAACAAAGTAGTTCAGCTTCTTCAGGTAATTCATCAATAATCTTTATATTATCAAAAATTAATCCTTCTACCATTCCGAACTCTGCGTTTCCGTATGTGGCATAATAAGATGGTGAGATATCTTTTAATCTCTCAATCTCTTGCACTATTCCACTATCTAAAAATGGATTATCTCTATATGTTGAAACTATTTCTTCTGCTTCTGGATGGATTGCAACCTGTGTGTATATCCAATGTTGCTTACTGAATGATGGGTTGAATGCTAAAATTGTTTTGTATGTTGTTCTGATGAATAACTGAAAGAAATCCTGATATTCTAACTCATTGGCTTCGTCAATAAATAAATAATGTCTTTTCGTGCCTTTTCGTTTTTCTGCATCATCTACTGATAGGAACTCTACTATACTACCATTATCAAATCGGTAAGCTTTCTCCGTTGCCATCCATTTATCTTCTTCCCATAATCCCAAATCTGTCATTATGGTTCTGAAATCTCTTAATGCTGATATTCTTAATGATGGAAAAGATTTTCTTACTACTGATATAGTTGTTCCACCTTCTTCTAATGCTTTAACTATCAACCACTGGATTGCCGAGTAACTTTTGCCGGATCTTGTGCCGCCGCGAAGGATTACAATCTTCTTTCCGTTTTGTATATCGGTGAAGGTCTTACTCGTTTGTATTTGTAGTTCCATTCTTTACTTCAATAACTATTTTATCTATTTTTGCATTGACATCCATTGAACCTTTGATATCAATTGCTTTTAATTTAGGATATGCATATTCCATTAGCTTCATTGCTAATTCAAATCCTCTTATTGGGTCTTTTTTACGAATCTTTTCTATATCCTCTTCCGCCCATGCCAAACTCTTATCAACAATTCTATTGATTATCGTTTTAGCTTCTTCGGTGGTTTTATTTTGAACTCCCTTCCTTCTACCACCACTTTTTCTATTTCCTTTTTCAAATGGCATTCTATAATATTCTATTTTAGTATAATACTATAACAACCAATATATATTTTTTATTAATCTCGCTTAAATGGATTGGGAAGTGTTTTCTTTAAATGTTCTTTTGTCTTCTTAACATTCATAAAGGTTGTTGATAGGGATATTCCGACTTCTGAACTTAATTTCTCTAATGTTGTATCTCCAAAGTAGTATAATTCAAATAGTTTTGCACTACTCCAACCTTTTTGTTTTTTAAGTGATTCTAATTCATCCATCATCATATTCCAACATTGTTCAAATCTATCATCACCTTCTTCATCATATTCTTCATATGGAACATCATTGTATTCAGATAAAGATGACATTTTATTATCTCTTTTCTTACTATTGATAAAACGGGAATGAATAAAACTTCTTAAATACATCAAATTGAATGAAGTAGCGTACCACAGATTCGGGTTTGGTCTTTCCGCTAAATAAAGATATAGTTCTCCGATAAGCTCTTCCGATTGATTCTTATCCTTTGTTATTTTGAATGAAACACTTTCTAACCATTTACTATGAGAAACATAAAGATGTTCTAATCTTCTATTAGTTTCTTCTCTTAAATCTATATCTAAACTTCCACTAATTATCATTATCGGATATATATTTTCTTATTGTATCTATAGCCTTAATCCATAAACCTGCTGCACTCTGGCATCCACATGGTTTTGGTTCTTGTGTTCCTGTTATTCTCAAATACTTATCCCATATATAGGGCATTTTATCTTCAGGTATTCTTGTTGTGATTTGAGATAGAATTTGTTTCATTTCTAAAAATTCTTCTGATGTAAATTTGTCTTGCGCCATTATATTTTGTTTTTATTCTTCTGATTGTTCATATGGATTGTGATATTCTTCTTCATCTTCTTCATATACTTTCTTTCTTTTTATTCCTCCGTATATTTCATTCATTATTTCATCAATCTCATTATTAGTAATATATTTTTTCTTTTCTTTTTTCTTTTCTCTTAATTCATATAACTCTACTGTTGTAATATCATCCCTATCCGCAAATATTTTCCATACTAATTCTGGATCATTTAGGATTTCAGTTAATCTATCAGAGTTCTTTTTCTTTACTCTTTTTAGAAATACATCATAAGGTTCGGAATCTCTAGTTAATAGGATTGCTGGCTCTTTTAGATATTCTAATCTCTTTTCCTCTTCTTTTATTCTTTGCGTATATTTTTTAGATTCTGCTTTAATATGAGCCTTTTTTTCTTCAGCTGTTAATCCACTTAAATCTGTTTTTGTTTGTATTCTTCTTCTATTAGGGTCTCTGCTTTTATTTTTACCCCAACCATTTTCAAATGGTCTTCCTTTTTTAGCCATATTATAACTTTATTCCTTCGTAACAATTAAATAATTCATCAAGATATTTTTTTCTTCTATCACATCCGCAATCATGTGTTCCAAAGAATTTCCATGCTATCCATCCAGCAACATCTTTACCTCTTCCCAAAGTTACAACATTGATTAATCCTTCTAACCATGTTCCAAACTTCCATATACATCTTTTCATATTAAAAAAAATTATGTGTAATTGATTTTGATTCCTTTATTTTCCAAATGTGTTCTGGTTTACCATAAATACCCAATACTTTTTCACTTGTTTTTTCTAAAAAGTTTTCATAAACTAAATTAGTTAAAGCTCTTCTTACACTTGTAATTGGTAATAAATCATTTCCAAATACTCTCAACATTTGTGATGGTGTAATTTTTAAATCTTTATGATTGTTAAAAACTGCTTTAATAAATTCTTGCTGTGATTTAGCTTTTAATCTGGCTTGTTTCAATTCATCTGATTGAAGATTTATTGTATTATAAAACATAACCTATTTTGTTTTATTTGAATTTAATGATTTACCTAATTGGGCATAATATTTTATCCAATGTTCTTCTCTCTCTTCTCCTATCTTTCTATCAGTTGTATCCAATTCCTCTATTGGTTCAATATTATGATTTAATACTCCCCAATCTCTGAATGATTTAAGTAATAATGGGGCTCCATGTATCTTTCCGTTTAATCCGTTCTTATGTTGGGAATATCTCAATCCAATAGGAAGTTGAGTTAAACCTACATAAACTTCTTCAGTAATTTTATTTGTGATTTTGTAGATAGTGCAAGGATACTTTGCTCTATAATTCTTTCTACACCAATTGTTTAGATATTCCTGCCATTGTTTTCTATTCTTAAAAAAATATCCTTCTGATTCATTGTATTGATTATACCAATAATTTTTTCCTTTTCCTACTCTATATTCAGCAGTTCGTTTATTTTGACAGGATTTACATCTATCTAATAAACCATCTTTTGCTCTACTTTGTTTGTGGAAGTTTTCTAATGTTGCTTCTAATTGTTTTCCGCAATCGGAACATGATTTTGTGTTTGCCATTGTTGTATTATTATATAATATAAGTATTAAAATATTTCGCCTGGAAGTCCAAATATACAAAATATTTTTGATATTGCAAAAAAAGGGAGAACCCTAACTCCCTTAAACCATAAAATATAAAAATTGGGTTTTTAAAATATATTTTTTTATTTAATAAGATTTTCAATTTTTCCAATTTCAGCTATCTCACGCTCTTTTGTAGTTTGTAATAGGGTTCTATCAATTTTAGCAGTTGCTGACCAGTAATTTGAATATTTACCATCTATTTTTTTACCATAATGATAAAATTTAACAATAACTATTCCATTAGTTTGTTGAGTAGAGACTGTAATTAAATCTCCTTTTTTAGCAACTATTTTACCATCACATTCTATTGTATCACCTAAATAAATTACTTTCTCACCATAATTTAACCTAGCATATCTTTTTTTAGCTGTCTTATCTTCTTCACTTACTATACCAATATTAGGGTTAATGTTTCCTGTAACTTTATACGCATATTTAACTTCACGACGATTACCTGCACCTCTACCTGTCAAATTATCTACAATAACACCATCAATAATAGCTAATGCATGAGTGTTAGTAACAATATAATATACACCTTTATTTCTATGAGTTGCAAAGTTTTGTAATGTTATAGTATTATTACCCTTATAATATCTGCAGTTTAAAATTTTTGTAAGTTTTACATCTTCTATTTTACCCTTACATTTATCCAAATGATGTATAATATGAAATCCTTCATTTCTTTTACGACCTGCTTTATCAAGAATACTTTGACATTTTAATTCCGACCATCCTGTAACCGATTTAAGTGCCATCACAGTGCAATTATTATCATCGTTTGTTTTTGAAATTTGTGTTGTTTTAGTTACCATACTTTTTTATTAGAATTTTATATAATACTTTTCTAACTTGTGGGAATAAAACAATTGTTAATCCCACTATTAATATCCATTCTGTTATTCCTATACTTGCCATCTTATTTGTTTTTAATGGGGAGGTTTCCCTCCCCTTTTGTTTTAGAACTTTTTGTATTCATATCCTTTCCCATCATTGTATCTTTTCAATTCAAAGGATAAGTTCTCAATTGCTTCAGCGATATTCCATTGTGTCAAATCTGATTTTAACAAATACTTTAATGCGCTGATTTCTTCTGAAAGGTTAGCTACTTCGTTTGCTAATTCTTCAATTTGTTGGGTTGTTTTTGTGTTTGCCATAATTTGGTTGTTTAATTGTTATTTGATAATGTAAATATACGAATAAAGTTTGAATATTCCTAATATTTTCTAATATTTTTTTAAATATTTCATAACTCATTGATTATCAATAGGACATAAAAAAAGGGTGGATTTTCAGATTACTCCTACTTCCACCCTATAATTTGTTGTAGTTAAAACTAGTTGGCAAACTTTAAGATTTATATAAACCTACAACAATATTTTAATTTATATTAACAAAATTCATTAATTTTGTCGGAATAACTACCAAACCTGTTAAATTTTTTATTAGTAAACAATTCTCAAATTCATTCCAATTGGGTATAAATCCTTTATCAACTTTACCCGTTTCTCTAACACTTAATTC